ATATAAATCTCGTTTTTGTGAATCCCTATATCAATAACTTTGGCATACTCGTATAGATTAGGGTTTAAATTAGCTTGCACGTCACCTAAAGACATAGGGAATATTTTTGCACTTGCATTGATTAAGTTTTTTAAATTATCATCAAATAGGCTTAAATCAATTCTTTTAGTAGTCATGTTATACCTCCTTATACCATACAAAACCACTAGGAGGCTCTACTACGCCTTGAACTATAAGTCCTGTTCCTGTAATTCCGACACGTTGGAAATATTGTATTGTTATTTCTGCTCCTGCTCCTTCGGGAGAAGTTAAAGCTATATGAGTGCCGTCAATTTCAAGCAAACCTCCGCTTGCGGTAGAACGTTGTAGTGTGTCATTAATAGTCATGTTTATTCTGTTTTGGCTTATTACATAGTTACCTTCTAAAAGTGTAAATATTTGATAGCCACTAACATTTAAAGTACCTATGATATTATTATTGTTTTTGTCTTTGTAAGTAAATGTTCCATTTCCGTTATTGCTAGAGATTATTGAAAACACTTCATACATTATAAGAGTATCGCCACCACGTAAGAAAGGATCTAGTTCTATTTTGGTATACACATTGCTTGAATCAGCTTTATTTACTTGCAAACTCGAAATATTAGTTTCGCTTGATGTTGTTCTTCCTTTCAGCGTGGTAATATCTCCACCATTTAAAGTTATTTGGCTTTGTAATGCTGTGCTAAGACTATTTGCCCATGCTATCAAAGTGGTATTTATAAAGGTTTGAACTTGTGTAAACAGTCTTTGAAACATTGGTCTTACTTCTGGATCGCTTGGGTTATCTTTGAATATTGTAGAATTTAGCCACCCCTCCACAGGGTCATAATCTAACCTTGGGTCTGCCATAGTTATTTCTCCTTATCTAATAGGTTTTCCAATCTTGTACATCCATTCAATTGAACTAATATTCATATCAGTATTGATTTTGGTATTTTGGAATTCTGCGCCGAAATAACGTATATTTTTTTCATACGGTGATAATCGCCATGAGAACAAAGGACCCATTACTCCTAACGTGAAGTTTGGAAGTGTAAAATCTAATAAGCTAAATGAGCCGACCTCTATTATTTCTCTTGCAACATCTCCATTTATATCGTCATTTGTAAAATACGTTACTTGGTATGCCGTTCTTATATCTCCACGAACAATGACAAAACCGCTAATAACGCTAAATTCATAAATTCCACTTCCCATAAGTCTTAAAGGATAACGGTATATTGCGTTTATCATTGTGCCAAAATCATTAAACTGTTTTTGAAATTTAACTGTCAATCCAGTTGTCCTATCACAATACATCAAAACATCATCAACTAGCCAACTAGCGGCATTAATAGAATCAAAGTACCACCATGAAAGCCTTTTTGCGCTTTCTTCTGGATTGCCTGTGTCATAGTAAGGAGATAGAAAGTAATCCCACAAATAAACTTTATCGTTAACGCATAACCAATATTTACCGTTAAAATCAATACTGCTTGCAGATATTAGATTTGTTTCAGCAAGAAGTCTAGGGTTAACATTTCTGCTTATTGGAAATACATTTCTTTGACTACCTACTGCCGTTCCCACTAGGACATATACGCCATTATGAGAGTTTAAAAACACTAAGTTGTTGTTTACACTCTGAATTGTATCAGGGCAATCACAGCCTATTTCAGAACTAATTGAGAAGGTATTAAATACGCCTTTCGTTCCGTCATAAACATAAGTCTCACCGTATATCTCGCGCTCTTTTAAAATACATAAAGTATCGTAGTGTTTGCCAAATCCTGTTATATTTTCATCTGTTAAACCGATGATATTATAGTTGTTGTAGGCGAAATAAGTAGGATTAACTCCTGCTGTTGTGATTCCTGTCCAGTAAAAATAACCTGTGCCATTGCTGCCTACAAATAGTCTATTATCGTTTTGACCACCGAATGGAATAGCAGCTAAACAATTCAAGATAGCATCAATATCCGCTTGAACTGTTTTAAAAGCCGTTATGATAATATTGTTTATGCCAACTGGTGGTGCCGATGAAAATGTAATTAGTCCTAAAGGGCGATTGACGGTGAAGTCTGTTCCCTCTATTTTAGCCACACCGTTTACAGTGATAATTACAGTGGTTGCATCTAAGTTAACATCGGTCAAAGTGTAAACCGTTGCTACATTGTTGCCGTGAAATTTATTAGTAAATCCTGCACCTAATCGGTTGTAATTCTCGTTTGTGTCTCCAGCACCTGTTGGTGTACGGTTAATTATTACAACTGGTATGTAAGGAATTACATTGCTTGCCGTTGTGCCATCCCATACGATATATTTGCCTGCTTGTTTTAAATACAATTTGCCATTAATTTTAAAGATTTTTGACTTGCTTGCATTTAAGCCGCTAAATATAGCAGTTGAAACGCCTGTTACTGCATCTTGTTTGTATAGTTTTGTTCCGCAATGTTTGATATAGTTTCCCATGAATTTATATTTGTAAGTGCCGTAAGATATTGGCTCTACTATTTCGGCGGCATTTAGGTTAATTAAGCCTTGTCGGATGCCTAATTCACCGTTTACAAAGTTCATGTTTAGAATATTTGGAGATTGATTTTCAGGTAGTTTATACTCCTTGTCTGTATAATTAACGCCACCATTCAGTAAAGAAGGTGAAGATGGCCAGAAGTCTGGTGGTGGTTGGGATTGTATATTGAATTTAGTTGTTTTATATGCCATTTTTACCTCCTTACATTGAATAGATTGTTTGAATTGAAGTTTCTAGCATAGCTGTGCTGTTTGTTATATTTTGTACTTTTTCCCCAAATAAAGAGCGTAGCCATGCCGACAAGGCTTGATTATCGGCTGTTGTAGCCATTATTCCTGCTTGTAGTACTACTAGGTCTATTGCTTTATCTTCAATGTCTAAAACCGTTGTATCTGCATCTGTCGGCAATATAACTTTTGGGTATTTCCAATAGTGAATATCAAAGCTACCAATATCGTAATAATTGAGAATTACCTTACGGTTGTTTTCCCATTTAAACGCAATGTAGGCTTCATAAATTCGAGGGTCTGATTTAATAATAACCACATCAAAACCTAAGAAGTCCGCAGGCATTGAGTATTCAACAAACGATTTATAAACTTGAACATCTTCATCGGTTGGGAAAGCGTAAGCGTAAGGCGCATAATTGCAAATATTGTAAGGGTATAAACCAGTAAAGGTTACTGTTACAACATCTGTGCTTGTTGCTCCTGTGTTGAATTTATAAACTGTAAATATCCGCTTGGCAGTATTGTTTATAGTTTTAGTTACTATACCGTTAATAGCTACCGTGACTGTGCCTATGTTGTCTATTTCGAAGTAAAGGGATTTTGTACCAGTTTGGGTATAAACTTTATTGTTCCCGGGCAAATATTGTTGAATATCAAGACCGTTAAATTGTCCTAATTGGCTTCTTATTTGATTTTGCGTTACTGTGAATACTGCTGGTATTTTAACTAGCTGTGCTACATATGTTTGCGCTTCATTTAAGAAAAAATTAAATTTGTCTTTGTAGTCTGCGTTTTTTGATTCTGGTATGGTTATTCCTTTACGAGTTGCTTCATCTAAAAGTCTGAGGAAGAGTGCAAGGCAATATCCTTTAGTTTTCATTTAATCACCTACTTCTTTTTAGGTTTAGGGTGGATTGTTTTGTAATGCGCCATTAAAAGACCTGCATTGTCTACCTTTTCGCCACATTTTTTACACTCAAATACTTTTGCCTTCTCGGTCTTTACTACTTTTTCAGCCTTCTTTGTTTCAATTTCATCATGTCTGTATATATTAATAAGTTGTCTTATAACTTCTTTATCTTCTGTCTCAACTTCTCCGTTTTCATCAAATACACATAACTCAAAGTGGTCAATTCTGTTGCCTACTGCCCTTTGGCGTATAATATGTAAATCTGGTATGTCTGAATAAAATCTCATATTCCCTCCTAATAGAATAGGCGGCTTTTACACCGCCATATCTTTGTTATGGTAATTGTATTAATGCCACGCTGTCTGCTACTGTGGAAGTGATTGTAACCTTGCCTGTGGTCATATTCTTGAATCTCATGGAATCAAGAACTATGCAATACACTTTACTTGCTACCGTGGTAAACACTAGGTCACCAATTGATGCCCTGATTCCTGTTCCTTTTGCTACCGTAACTGTTGAAGCTGCTGCGGTTGATGCTAAATACAGACACATTCTTTCATCAACACCACCCCAAGGAATAGTACTTGGAACTCCTGCACCTAATACCGTTAATACTCCTGCGACTGGTAGTGCATCTCTTTTGCCGTTCAATACGCTTATATCTGCCATTTGTTTTAATCTCCTTTATAATTTATTGTTTATGCTTCTAATGCTGGTGTAAGTGATAAACTTACCATTTCTTTAGGCTTAATTACTTTGGCACCGTACAACATAAGACCTTTTACTCCATCACCGAAACCAGCTTTTCCTATTTCGTATGCAGAGATTTTAGTTAACTGCTCAGCATATGCAATAGCTTCGGTTGTTCTTAGTAAACATTGGTTAATGTTGCCGGTTTTAGTGAGGTTATTAGACAAGTAAATGTCGCAACCTAAGTAAGATCCAACTTTTGCATTTGCAAGAGTTTGACTGTTATTTGTATCTTTTATAATTTTTGCAAGAATTAACTTTGCATAGATTAAAGGAGATACTTCTAGTCTAATTTCTGTACCCTCTGGAACATCATTTTCATACAACTTTGTAAGTCCATCAACAATAACGCTAGTAATATTAAGACTTGTTACTGCTGCGTTTGTGATTACATTACCAGCTTCTGCATATTTAGCATAAATGAACTTATCCGCTAAACTGTTCTGTCCTAATCCTGCCTTGCGCATTGCCTCTTTCATTACGTCTGCATCACTTTGAACATCATCAACACTATCAACTATAAAGTTCCAGTATTTAGATTGTGTGATTTCGAGTAATGTGGACTGATCATCTATAAGCTGAGTTATCAAACCAGTGTCAAAGTTGTTTTTGGTGTAATCGTTGATATTGATATCGCCTATTGCCTTAATCTTGACACGATCGCCTAAATTCTTTATTTTTCCTTCATACTTTCTGTAACAACCTTTGATACCGTTGAACTTTGGCTCTCTTTCTGTTAAAAAAGTTGCATCCCATATTGTGGGGCTAAAATTAGCTAAACTCATTTAATACCTCTCTCTTCTACCACTTTGAAGTGGATTTGTGTATATTAGTTAAATTCCTTCTGACATCTTCCTGAGACATTTTGTCAACTTCCTCTTTCGTGAAGAATGTTTGTGAGTTTTCTCCACCGCCAGACAAATTCCCGGGACTGCTTGCTTTGTTATCTGCTATCTTCCTCAAGGTGTCTTGCTGTTCCGTCTGCTTTGTTTTTGCGTAAAATTCCTTCTTGTTAGCAAGGAACACCGCTTCTGCAAAGGTTTTTCCGTTACTTACAAGGCTCATAACCTTGTCAACATTCGGAAGTTTTGCTATCTCAGCATCTGAAAAATCTTTAATATT